CCACCCTTTGTTTCAACATAACACTTATATCTATCAAACCAACGTAATAGGTGGTTCATATCTATACCACCAGGACCGAAATCATCTATTATTACTTCTTTCTCTAACATGTAACCATTCCACCATTTTGTTCTTGGATCTTTGATATATGCTTCAGGATATTCTTCGTGTGCTCTTCGAGACTTTCCAACACCAGGCACTCCATAGATCCATCTAACACATATATTTGGCCTGTGTATTGCACGTTCCAAAGTTAAAGCGTTTCGTAACAAGTTATGTCCGGAGAAGTACCAAGTTCCAGCATACTCTGAAGAGAACTGATGTAGTCCCTCATTTCTTTGTCTGAAGGCAGCGGCGAATTCTGTAGCCAGTTCATCTCTTGTGGGTTTAGAGTTACCTGATCCTTTAGGCACGTTACCTCCTTCTCTAAAGTCTCCACCTTTCGAACAATACTCTCGATTTTGTCGAGCAGTACCTCTTGCGCCTTCAAAATGTGCCCTTGAGCTAAGTTGATTCCGTATAGAAGGGAGAGTACACCGTCGGCGAAACGAGGCGTATCCCTGGAGGTGAGGAGTTCCTCCATCGCCGACTTCTTTCCCGACGATCCAATACTTGCACTCTCTCTCGCAAACCTCGATGATTTTTGTGTACTCATCATCAGAGTAATTATTCAGAGTAAAACACCAATGAAAAGAACGATTTTCAGAAGAACGAGGCATGAAACTAAACACAAGCACACATCTTTATTTATAGGGGGGTAGGGGGGGAGGGCGGGGGGGGAGCGGGGGTAATACTAACCCCGCTCCTGCCCCCCTGACGTATACATAAAACAAGTTACATTAAGATAGCGTATCGGATGCAGCAAACGAAAAGTTCCAACCACGCGTCAGCGTAAGTTGACCTTGCGCTGCATTTACATCAGCCATCTCACTAATATACACAATAATCCAAGGATAAAATTCCGATCCACGATTAAATGCATCTGTATCTACTTTCCTAGGCTTCAACCTCCAGCTAACTGTAAGATCATCACCAGGCTTCAAGTCCGCACTTTTATCAATAAACGGAGGATAGAAGTATTCATGGTAATCTGGTGCATCTTGTAAACTCCATCCAGCAGGACGATCTAGTCCATTAAAACCACTAGTTGAAAGGTTAATACCAGCAGTTCCTAAATAACCATTAGCAGTACCAGGAAAACCAATTGAATTTGAATCTGCAGTATCCGTAAAATTCCTTTGCTGTTGTTTCGGGAATACCACTTGCATACGAACCCGTATAGAATCTACCGTATTCGAATTTGCATATAAACAAGCCCATAAAACACCACCACGAACAATAATATTAAGTGGGTCATTTGTCGATCCAGCAGCACCCCAAGCAGGAGCAATTCCAAAACCAGGATCTTGTAAACCACCAAGAGTTTTCCAGAATTGAACATTAGCAACTTCAGTAAACCACGGTCGCATCCAACTACGTTGAAAAGGAAATCCAGCAGCCGGCGTAGTTATTCCATCAGCTACTGAGAAGATGGTTTTGTAGTGTTGTTTGAAGAGGGTTTCTCTCCACAAGGCTGCTCGCCATCTTCTTTTGGCGAGTTTCCGAGATCTAAACTTGAAAGGAGCACTTGCAAATAAGCTTCTATTTGTGTAAGACGATGAAGAACCTCTTCGACGAAATCGTCTTCGTCGTCTGATAACTCGACGACGTTTGGGTCTGGGTACGGGAACATATTCAGCGCGCACTCTCTTATTGCGTAAAAAACTTCGCATCATTGCCCCGGACCTGACGGTCCTCTTTTAGGAAGAGGAGCAAGCAGTTAGACGAGAGGGGGAAAGACTTAGTATTTATAGGGGGGTGACACCCACCCCCCACTGCTCTAGGCGAGCAGTGGACCCCGCCCTCTAGGGCGGGGTTGGCCCCAACGCAACGGACTCTACGCATGGAATTTTGGGGGGAACCCGTTAAGCCATTTCTATTATTTCAATTCTTCGATACAATGCATCCATTTGAGGATGCGTCACACCTTCCTTGTCTTTGAAGCAATCACTTGGTTCAAAGTTGGAAGTCACAATAAACTTATCAGCTAATAATGGACACATTCCACCCTTTGTTTCAACATAACACTTATATCTATCAAACCAACGTAATAGGTGGTTCATATCTATACCACCAGGACCGAAATCATCTATTATTACTTCTTTCTCTAACATGTAACCATTCC